AATGGTTTCAATCGTGTAACAGGAATTTGGCAACAAAAATCTGATTCGCGGCAGATAATGAAAAAATGTTTAGATAAATTACCTTTTAAGTTTAAGAGTAACAAGACGGGATTTACTTGCCATAATTGGGATTTACTTGAAGAACTTAAAGTATTTGGTAAAGCACCCGATAAATATATCCCCAGCTATGTTTGGAATGTTTCAAAGCATCAAGCAAGAATTTTATATCGAGCATTGATGTTGGGAGATGGTAGCGAATCTCAAAGTTCAACGGGCCTGAAAAGAGCTTATTATACATCATCAAAACAACTTGCTGATGATTTTCAAAGATTACTGTTACATTGCAGTTATTGTGGTGATATTAGTTACATTGATCGAAGGGGGCGAGATAACGGCACTGGCGGCGTAACACGATACATAGAATATCGTATCGGTATTAAACAAATCGAAGGAACGCCCCGAGTTACTTATAGACCAATTTTAACACCTTATAAAGGTGAAGTATTTTGCGTCACCGTACCGGGCCGAGTAATTTATGTTCGCCGCAATGGAAAAGCTATGTGGATAGGTAATTCTGATTGGGTAGAAGGACCAACACGCCACGAACAACCGACTGGGAGCTTTTGGTGTGACGCCAGCGCAATTGACTCCGCAATGAAGCAAAAGGACAGTTTTGCATTAAGTGGCTATGTTGGCTACCCCCGAGTTGATATTCCTGATTATATTCTTTGGTGAGGCTGTTCAATATCCAGGGATGTATTGGCGACTAGTAAGAAGGGTACAATGAAAACTAAATTCTTTACAATTGCGGGGTTTTGTTATGTGGCATGCGCTCTTATTATGGCGGCGAATAGTCCGTTTACTCCGATCAATCGGGGCGGCGTTGGCTCAGGGTCACAAGATACTGTGGCCCAAGAAAATCGAGGAGGCGACGGATATAGCGAACGACTATCTGGACTTACAAGGAGCCCAGCCCCTGAAAAGCCGGCAAACCGAGTCTGGCACGGGTGGCTCCCCACCCAAGCCCGGATTGCGCGGGCGCAAGGCTGCGAGACGGACACGACAATAGTACAAGAAGACCGTGCAAAAAACTTTCAACCAAATTGTTTGATTTTTTGGACCGCAAAATGGTGTTCATCCTGTAAGAAAATGTACCCCGTTGTTGAAAAACTGCAGGAAGAGGGGTATGTCGTATACATCTTAGACTACGACGAAAATCGTGACTTTGGGCGGACAATGGGTGTACGATCACTGCCGACTTTTATAATTTGGGAGGCCAAAAAAGAAGTCACACGTCACATTGGTTTAGTTTCTGCGGAAGAAATTAAGAAAAGTTTGAAAAAGAATACGAAGCCGAACTATGACATTTGGTAATCTATTACTCTTGTCACTTGCCGTTGCGTCAATTTCTATAACAATTACGAAATCAAACGCAATGGAGTGGTTTAGGAAAAGGGTATCAAAGCTTGGAAGCTTAGTTGAAGAATTGTTCCACTGTCCCTACTGTCTTAATCACTGGCTGGCAACAATTGGAGTAGCTTTGTGGTTCAAAGGATCGGCATACGAGTTAATCATTTTAATCATGGCAACTGTCACCCTTGCTAGCCTTGCATCATTAGGCATAGTCTATTTCTTCTTGGCCCTGGATGCCTTAGAAGAAGGGAGTGAAGAATGAATTTTAGACGTAAAGTACTCCGAGTAGCTCGACGCCAGTATAGGCGCGGACTTGTTACCCGAGAAGATTATGCCAAGGTGCTAAAAGCTTCTCACGACCCAGAAATTATGGCAAAATGGGAAACCGAAGTCGAACACCAACTTGGCGCACCTTGGAAAGTATCAGGCGCAATTGATTGGGCTGCAATTTGGAAGTGGTTTTGTGAAAATTGGTTGTCAATTCTACGCATTCTTTTGACACTCCTGCTATTCGTTGCTCCAGAACCTGCCTCTGAAGAAGAAAGTTCTTCTGAATCACGGGCTGCCTTAAAGAGTTAACGGCGTCTGTTGCTTAACAAATATAACTTATTGGAGAAAACCATGAAAGTTACAAACCCGTTTTTACGGTATCCTCATTATGCAGCACGAATCTACCGAAAAGATGGTACGCGAATCAATAAAAGAGGCACCACTGTCAAAGAACTTGATTTGCCCGCATCAGAAGAAGAAGTGTTGGTAATTGTAATTGAAGGTCGAGACGATGGCTATACGCCCCAACAAGTAAAGATGTTAGTCGACGGTGTTTGGGCCCCTTATTGTGATGAAGCCTTGGAAAAGCTACTAAATCCGCCCGAGCCCGAGCCCGAACCTAAACCCGAACCTAAATCCGAACCTAGACCCGAACTTAAATCCGAACCTAGACCCGAACCTAAACCCGAACCTAAACCCGAACCTAAACCCGCGACCGGGCTTGTGTTTGAGCCCGAGGGGCAGTGTGCAAAGCTAACCAAGCCTACAGACAAGGTGTCTAAACAGAGAGTTAAGGTTAAAGCGGGTATCAATTTCAACAGTGAAGTTGCTTGCAAAGCCGGTAAAAAAGATGAAGAGGCTAAAGACGAGTAAATGAATGAGCGATTTGACAAATGCTTTCCGCGAAGCGATAGCAGAGGGCATAAAAAGCCGAACGATGACTACTTGTTCACGGTGGGCTGCATACCGCCGGGTGATGGGAGAACCGTTCCCAGGTGCATACGGCTTTATACATCATCCGTGGTGCAAAGAAATTCACGACTCAAAAGCATCATACAACAGTGCGATGAAAGCGGCTCAAATGGGGGTCACCGAAATTGCTATCAATCGCGCGTTCTACACTGTGGATGTTCTTCACAAAGATGTTTTGTATGTTCTACCAACACTGAACAATGCGAGCGATTTTGCAAAAGCTCGTTTCAACTCAGCCCTGTTGTACAGCCCATATTTGCAACGGCTTTTCACAAGCACAAATACAATCAGTTTGAAGCAGGCTGGAGGGACCAACCTTTATATTCGAGGTTCGCGCGGGGATGCCAACCTGAAATCAATTCCAGTTTCAACCTTGATACTGGACGAAGTAAACGAAATGGACCAGAAACAAATTTGGCTCGCTATGGAGCGTTTATCGGGGCATATCGAAAAATCAGTTTGGGCAATCTCTACCCCAACGGTACCAAAGTATGGCATCCACAAACTATTTCAGCAAGGTACACAAGAGCACTTCGTGTTCAAATGTCCACATTGCAAGCGTTGGACAGAATTGGTTTGGCCTGACTGTGTTGAAATTATTGGAGAAATTGTTTCAGACCCGCGTTGTCGTGAATCTTACCTTAAATGTAAAGAGTGCGGCCATAAACTTGACCATGAAACAAAAACAGACTGGCTTAATCTTGATAACTGCAAGTGGGAGGGTACGGTCAATTGTGATACCGACCATCGAAGTTTTCAAATTAACCAACTTTACAGCTTTACCGTCTCCCCGGGAGAAATTGTTGTTGCCCATTTTCGGGGTTTTGGTGACGAAGCCGCACTGGTTGAGTTTTATAATTCCAAACTTGGACAACCTTATATTCCAGCGGGCGGGTTAATAACGGATACGGAGATTGAAAATGCAGTTGGCAACTACTTGAAAAATGATCCCCGACCTAATGTCGGCGGTGATCGCTGTATTTGCATGGGCGTGGATCAGGGGAAACTAAATCATGTAGTGATAGTGGAGTTTCTTTTTGACCAGTATAGCCAGGACTTGAATGTAGCAGCTTTTGGTCGCTTACTGTGGGAAGGAAAATTACCGGGTGATAATTTTGAAGAACTTGATCGACTTATGCGAGAATGGCAGGTTTTGGGGTGTGTTATTGACGCTGATCCGCAAATTAACGATGCTCGCAGGTTTGCCCGACGTTTTCACGGGTATGTGTCTCTGTGTCGCTATAGACGTGGCTGTACCGGAAAAGAAATTCAATTAAGTGAAGAAAAAGATGGCGCACCGATTGCAACTTGTGATCGCACGAATTGGTTGGATGCTGCATTGGGACGTTTTCATAACTCCCGCATTCAAATTCCAGCAGATGTAAGTATGGAGTTTCGAGACCACATGAAAAATGTTGTACGAACTTACGAGAAAGATGGGCTCAACAACCCTCGGGCAGTTTATATCAATACAGGAGCCGACCACTTTGCCCACGCATTGACATACGCTGAAATTGCCTTACCTCTGGCGGCGGGTATTGTGACGGGTCGAGACATTGGAACATTTCTGTAATGGAGATTAGTGATGGCAAGTAGTGTCTTCTCAGTGTTGGAAACACGGCACCCACGATATTTTCATGACATGGGGTATTGGGCCACCTGGCGTGAAGTGTACGACGGTGGAGAAACCTATGCAAAACAATATCTTCATAAGTTTTCTGAGCGTGAAACCGATGCGGATTTCAACGCTCGTATGGCAATTACTCCAATTCCCACGTATGCGAAAGCAGCAGTAAACGATGTACGAAACTCCATTTTCCAGCGAATGCGTGATATTATTCGGCGCGGCGGGTCAAATACGTACATGAAAGCGGTAGCCGGTGAACAAGGAGGCGTTGACCTTAAAGGAAGCACAATGAGTGGCTTTCTCGGCATTGATATTCTTACCGAGTTGTTGGTGATAGGTAAAGTGGGCATCTATGTTGACATGCCACAATTGAACGGTCCCACATTAGCGGACGTTGGAAATGCGCGTCCTTATTTATATCTTTATCAGGCTGAGGATATTTTAGCCTGGTCGGCGTCACGGCCCGAGGAACCTAGTGAATTTCAAGCTCTTCTTCTGCGTGACACAGGGGTAGATTTCTCGCAGCATGAGATATACGGGGTTAAGTTGCCTGACAAGGAATTTGAACGGTACCGTTTGATATGGATAGACGAAAAAACCGGCTTCGTTAATGTTCAATTTTATGACTCGGAATCAAATCCGATTACACCGGATGGCTCCCCGTCTGATGGTACGCCAGTTACGCTGGCTCTTAGACGTATTCCATTCGTGTTACTGAACATTGGTGAAAGTCTTTTGAAAGATGTTGCCAATCACCAGGCCGCTTTACTCAATTTGACATCAAGCGATGTAGCCTATGCCTTAAAAGCAAATTACCCATTTTACATCGAACAACAAGATATGCGAGCAGTTGGCGACCATTTGAAACATCCTGTGAATCCTGATGGCTCAGCAATGGCGGGCGGGCAACGCGCTGCAGATAGAGAAATAAACGTTGGGCCAACTCACGGGCGTATTTATGACCTGCGAGCCGAGCCACCTGCTTTCATACACCCGTCACCGGAACCATTAGAAGCTTCTTTGAAGCTACAAGAAAAACTGGAAGACGATATTCGGAAACTTGTCAATTTAGCGGTGACAAACAAAATTGGTAAACGAGCTACATCGGCAGAAGCCCTTAAAATGAGCGATCAAGGGTTAGAAGCTGGCTTATCATATATCGGGCTGGTTCTTGAGAATAGTGAGCGAAGGATTGCAGCGTATTGGGGTGCGTATGAAGAAAAGACGCCCAAAAAGCGACAAATAGCTACGATCAAATATCCAGATCGCTACAGCTTAAAAACAGATAAAGATCGCATTGAGGAAGCCGAGAAACTTTCGGACTTAATGTTTACTGTTCCCGGCAATGCGGTTAAGAAGGAGCTTGCTAAAAATATCGTTGTCGCCTTACTGGCCGGTAAAATCAATGTTGATACCTTGGATGAAATCTTCCGAGAAATTGATAAAGCTGGCTATACAACCAGTAACCCCGAGATCATTATCCGTGCAAAGGAAGCAGGGCTTGTCGGAGAGCAGGTGGCATCAATGGCTTTAGGCTTCCCAGAAAAAGAATACTTGCAAGCTCGTGAGGACCACGCTGACCGGGCAAGACGAATTCTGGAGGCTCAAACATCTGGTCGCGTTGGAGAAAATTTCGCCGCTCGCGGCGTAGCGGATATATCTACCGCCCCTGGGGAAGGGGGCAAGGTTGAGCGAGAGGGGGCGACAGACCCAACCTTCAAAGAAACAACAAAGAAACCAGTTCGCGGCGAGGGCCGCGAGAAGCCGGGAGAGGAATAATGCTTCCAATACAACTTTCTAAGCAGACTTCTGCAAAATTCAGCACGGGGCAAGGATCAGTGGGGGCGGAGGTGGCTGCACTAACTATTAACCCGAAAGTAGCGGCGTATGGTGTTTATATTCATAATGACCATGCTAATGCGTCCATGTTTATTGGTGACAGTAAGCTTACAGCGGTAAACGGTTTTCTACTTGACGCGGGCCAAAGTATCTGGATTCCCATTGAAGATGCGCGGAATATTTATGTTCTTCGGGACAAGAAGACTGTGACTTATAGCTTTCTTATAGTATAAGGTGAAGCCATGTATGAGTATTATGGCACAATCGAAGAGGCCAACGAATACTTTGAAAACCGACTCCATGAGGAAGCTTGGTCTGACGCCTCTTCCGCCGAACAACGAAAAGCTTTAATTAAGTCAACGCAAATCATTGATGGCCTCAATTTTAAGGGGGACAAAGCAGCCGTACACGCAGTTATGTACAATGATGACGGTGAACTCATTGACGATGTAACAAATGAAGAAATTAGGGATGCAGAATGGTCGCAGGATTTGGAGTTCCCGCGAGGCACGGACGAGGAAGTTCCCGATCAAATCAAAATTGCAAGCTGGGAAATTGCTCATGCTCTTCTGGATGGAGTTGATCCTGACCTTGAATTAGAAAACCTGGGCGTGGTCAGCCAGGGAATTGCATCTGTCCGAACTACTTACAATCGGAACCATACGCAGATTGAACATCTGATGAACGGAATTCCGAGTGCCGCAGCCTGGAGATACCTACGACCATTTTTGCGGGACGGGGATACAATTAAGCTCAGTAGGGTTGACTAACTACTTGTTAGGAGTGAACAAATGATGACTGAATTGTACAAGTTGTACCAAACATTGCCGACACTAGCCTGTTTTGAGGGTGAAACTGATTCCTTCGACATTGACCCTGACAGTGATCCCGACTATGATGACCGTACAAAGAGTGCTGAAGAGGAAGCTCGAAAAGCAAAAGAGGAAGCAGATCGCAAGGCTGCAGAAGCCCGAGAGTTAGCTGACGAGGCACGACGCAACCGGGAAAAGGCATTTTCGCAGGAGGAACTCAACCGCTTCCTTGCTGATGATCGTCGAAAGCATATCGAAAAGTACACGAAGCTGGAAAGTAGCTATAAGCAGATTTTGGCGGATAAAAATCTACAAAAGGAGCAGCGTGATAGACTGGAGGCGGAACTTGCAGATTTGCAGAAATCATTCCGCACGAAGGAACAGCAAGCTGAGTACGAAAGGAAGCAGGAGCGAGTACAATTCAAAAGCGAACTTGAAACAACACAAGCAGCCGCCATCCGGTGGGAGTCCTTGTACAAGAGTTCTGTTGTCGACCGCTCTTTACAAGATGCTG